AAGGCAGGAACGTTTTGTATATCACTCTTGAAATGGCGGAGGAACGAATTGCTGAACGAATTGATGCAAACCTTCTTAATGTCCCCATACAAGACATCTCAGAACTTCCTAAGCAAATGTTTGAAAACAAGGTTACCAATCTTGCAAAGAAGACACAAGGAACCCTTATAATTAAAGAATATCCAACTGCTTCTGCTCATGCTGGGCACTTTAAGTCACTTCTTAACGAACTTGCACTTAAGAAGTCATTTAGACCTGATATTATTTTTATTGATTACCTTAATATTTGTGCTTCCAGTAGGTATCGCGGAAACAGCAACATCAATTCTTATACTTTCGTCAAAGCAATTGCTGAGGAACTTAGGGGACTCGCCGTCGAGTTTAATGTCCCGATTGTGTCCGCTACTCAGACCACTCGCTCAGGTTATGGTTCTTCTGATGTTGAACTTACTGATACTAGTGAGTCCTTTGGTCTTCCTGCTACTGCTGATCTTATGTTTGCCCTTATTAGCACAGAAGACTTGGAGGGGTTGGGACAGATTCTTGTAAAACAACTTAAGAATCGTTATAATGATCCTACCATTCATAAGCGTTTTGTGATTGGCATTGATCGTGCCAAGATGCGTCTTTATGACTGTGAACAATCTGCTCAACAAGACATTCTTGACAATGGAAAGGATGAAGAGTATGATTATGAAGAAAAGAAACCTAAAAAATCATTCGAAGGATTTAAATTCTGATATGACTATTGATCTTAATAAGTATGTTGAATTTGTTGATGCAACTACATCAAACCCCAGCAAACAATATAGTGATTTTCTCAAGCGCCTCCACGACCTGGAACTGCAAGAGTTTCCTACCGAGCGACTGCTTACTGCTGCTGTAGGAATGTCTGCTGAGGCAGGTGAGTTTACTGAGATTGTAAAGAAGATTGTCTTTCAGGGCAAACCGGTGAATGAAGAAAATCTATTTCACCTGAAGCGTGAACTTGGAGATATTATGTGGTATGTGTCTCAGGCATGTATTGGTTTGGATATTTCGCCTGAAGAAGTCATTCAAATGAATTTTGAAAAACTGAGTGCTCGTTATCCTGATGGTGCTTTTACCATTGAACGTTCTGAAAATCGTAAGGAGGGAGATCTATGAGCGAAACAACTTGGCCTTATAATCACCGACACTCCTCCGAACTCTGGGATATTACTGCTGAAATTCTCACAGAACTTTCCCGCAGAGATGAAGTTAAGTATCGCGTAAAGGCAACACCAGAATCTGTAAAACAAAAATTAGAGGCATTATGAAAACACTAACATCTTTTGTTGCTCCAGAAAAAGCAAAGTTTATGTTCCAACATACATCTCAAGGACCTGTGATGTGGGTTGTTTCTGATGAAGGAAAACAAAAACTTTTTAGATTTCGTGGAAAAAAAATTCGTGATAAGGATAAAAACTTTTCGCATATGAAATATTATCTGGAGGAAGTATGACTAAAGAAAAACAAGTAACAATTAAACTGGATGCTCAGATAGCACTTGAAGTCCTTCAAGTTCTTGATAGTTCTACTTTTGGATATAGTAAAGAATTTGCTCCAGAAAGAATTGTAAGACTTCGTGAAGTTATGAACAACCTGTCTGATGATCTACAGAAGGTATTAATGTGATTGAAACCTCCTTCGGGAAGTTTTTTTATAAATAACTAAAAAAGTATTTGTAAAAATGGATTTCAAAGAACTTAAGGGTTTGTGTGAAGCCTATACCGCTGTATATGATGAAGATTTGAGAGATGAACTCGAAGAAATGTCAGATGAGTTTGCTGGCATTGAAGATTTAACTGACGAAGAAATTGATGCAATTGTTGAAGAAACAATTGATGAAATGCTTGATGAAGGATATGAGTTTGATGAAGTAGAAGAAATCTTCGAAGAAGTTCTTTCTGAAGCGAGAGTTGATATGAGTGCTCGTGCTGCAGCAAGAAAGCAGTATGCTCAATCATCAGAAAAAGCAGCAGGACAAGCAAGAAAGGCTGGTGCTGCTGTAGTCAGAAAGGAAAAGAGAGCAGAGAAGATTGCTAAGGTAAAAGGTGCAGTTAAATCCGCACTTGGTAAAGCAAAAGCAGCAGTTAAGTCTGGAGTTGCAAAGGCAAAAGAAGCAGGAAAAGAAGCAAAGTTTCGTGCTGTAGACAAACCAGCTGCAGCGTATGCAACCAAGAGAAATCTTCATCCTGCTGCAGGTATGGCGGCAAGATCAAAAGATCCTGAAAAGAGAAGAGGACTGAGAGCAAAGGTTGCTGCAGACATCAAGGGTAGAATTAAGAAAAAAATTGCTCAAGCACAAGTAGGTGCTTATAGTGCTGCAAGAAAAGCAGTACAAGCAGCATCTGATGTTGCAGGAAAAGCAAAGCAAAGTGCTAAGTATACTGCAACAAGAACTAAGAGAGGTATTAAAGGTGCTGTTGGTGCAGCAGCGTCTGGAGTTGCTTCAGGAGCATCCAGAGTTGCAGCAAGAATGGCAACTGAAGAAGTAGATATTTTTGATACTACTCTTGCAGAATTAATTGAACAAGGATATTCTCAAGAAGAAGCACTCAAAATCATGGCAAATCCAACTACCTGATAAATAACCACGGAAGTTTACTCTAACCCACTTGACTTTTAGTTGAGTGGGTTTTATAATATCTAAACACGGGGAATTAGCTCAGTTGGTAGAGCATCGCCTTTGCAAGGCGGGTGTCAGGAGTTCGAGTCTCCTATTCTCCATAAATAAGAAGAAGTGGAAAAAAATAAATAAAAGTATAAGAACAAACAATATGAAGAGTTTTTTCCAATTTTTATCTGAGGCAGGACAGTCGCAAGCATCAATGCAGGCGTCTAAACTTGGATTAAAAAGTGATGGACACGGCGGTTGGTTAGATAGTCGTGGAGAGTTTGTTGCGAAGACAGAACAAGGAAAACTTAAGTTCTTTAATCAGAGGCAAAAAGTTGGTGCTAAAGATCCAACTCAGGTTAGAACTCCAAGAAATCAGCAAGTAGCAGCAACTCAAGCAAAACCACAAGCACAACCAGCACCAAAACCTGCACCATCCGCAGCGAAAAAACAAGAACCAGAAAAACCAGAAGAACGTGGTGACACTGTAACGATTGTATTTGGTAGATTTAATCCACCAACAATTGGACATGAAAAACTTTTAAAGACTGCTGATAAGATTTCTGTTGGTGGTGACTTGAAAATTTATCCATCAAGATCTCAAGATGCTAAAAAGAATCCCTTAGCAGTTGACACTAAGATTTCATATATGAGAAAAATGTTCCCAGATTTTGGTGAGCGTATTATTAACGATCCATATATGAAGACAATTTTTGATGTGCTTGTTGCAGCAAATCAAGAAGGATACCAAAACGTAAATATTGTTGTTGGTTCAGATAGGCAAGCAGAATTTGATAATCTTGCTCAAAAATATAATGGAGATTTATATACTTTCGATTTAATTAACGTAGTGTCTGCTGGTGTTCGTGATGCAGATGCTGAAGGTGTAGAGGGAATGTCTGCATCTAAGATGAGAAAGGCAGTGATGGATAATGATTTCTCTGCATTTAGAAGAGGAACACCAAAGACATTGGATGATGGTGACACTCAGGCATTATTTGACGAAATCCGCCAAGGAATGAAAATCAAGAAAGTAAAGGTGACGAAAGAAAATTATGAACTATGGCAGATTGCTCCAAAGTGTGATATGAAAAATCTTCGTGAAAATTACGTAAGAAATAAAATCTTTAGACTTGGTGATAAAGTGCAGAATTTAAATACTGGATTGATTGGAGAGGTAATGCGTAGAGGAACCAATCATCTTATTTGTGTGACTGAAGAAGGATACATGTTTAAGTCTTGGATTAAGGACTTGATGGAATATTCTGAAATAAAAATGGACAGTTCAGAAAGATTGCCGGGAAAACCAAATACTCTCATCGGAACGAAAGGTTATTTTAAATATGCATCGAAAATGACACCTGGAGCAGTTGGTACAAATAAGCAGTATCTTCAAGCAGGTGGGAAGGCATATGGAGTCAATTTCATAAATAAGTATAAGGCAAAGAAAGTAAGTACTTATTAAAATGTCAACTAATCCTCTGAATGATATTTCCAGAGTATATCTGGAGCAAGTTGCTTCTCAAGAAGTTGAAGAAGGATACCAACCAATTGGTAGAGAAAAGGAATCTGCAATGTATCGTCGTGCAGGAAATCTTGCTCGCACCGCATTATCATCAACAGGAGAGAAAAAAGAGAAGGCACAAACTAAGTCTGCTAATATCGTAAGAGCCATTACTCGTCAAAAAGAAAGAGAAAGGTTTGATAGAATCGGACAATCTCCTTCTCACAATGAGGAAGCGAAACCAGATTACTTAGATTTTGATAAGGATGGTAATAAGAAAGAACCAATGAAAAAGGCTTTAAAGGATAAAGCAAAGAAGAAGAATTTAGAGGAAGCAGGTGGTAGACAGGGAGGTGGCACCATTCGTCCACCAAAACCCCAAAGTGGTTCTCCAACACCACCAACATCAACAGATCGTGCTGCTGTCCGTTTTGGAAAGAAAACGATAGAGGAAGCAAAGAAACCAAATGATGGTAACCTTGCAAATAACTATCCTCCATATGATAAAGTAACCAGAGGAGATGTAATTGCTGGAAGACTTGGTAAGGATGAAATGGGTGGTAAAAAGAAAGCAGTGAAAGAAGGATTTTCAAATTGGAGAGAAGATCTTCGTGAGGTAATGAGTAAAGTTGAAAAAGAAAATAATGATGTAAAAATTACTGAAAAAAAAGTAGATAATAAGATTAAAACCAGTGCAATGGGCGGCGGTATTGAGTTAGGGGAAGCGATTGAAGGACTGGGTGGAACTTTACTTGATATTGTTGAACTTGATGAAAAGATTAATCTTAAAAAAACAAAAATGGGTGATGTAATCAGAGATTTTTATACTTCTGATGCACCACAATTTAAAGGACGCTCAAAAGCAAAGCGTCGTGAGATGGCAATTGCTGCCAAGTTAGAAGCAGAAGGAGGAGTTAAAGAAGCGGTATCTGACGTTACCCCTTTAAGTCCACAAGAACTTCAAGTTCAAAGACAAAAAGCACAACTTGATGCAAGACTTGCGATATTAAGAAGACAATCATTTTCTAAAATGAAAAAACCAGAAGTAGTTTCTGGTTCTGCTCAAGAAGTTCAAAAAGAAAGCACGGCCAAAAGAGCGTTAGGTATAATAAAAGCAAACATGGGCCCTGGTTTAATGACTGGTCCAACCAAGAAGGAAAAATTAACGCCAGAACAAAAAAAAGAAATGCAAGACAGGTCTAATGCATATGTTGAGAGAACGTCTAGGGAGATGCAAAACAATACCAGAGGCACTTGATTACTAAATAGGTCAGGATACTCTTCACACGGAGGTCATCATGTCGGCAGTAATCGCAGTGGTAAAACCACTTCTTCTTTCACTTGCTGCAAATCCAGCAGTTAAGAATCTTGTACTTGACTTACTTAAGAAGTATGTTGCAAGCACAGATAATAGCATTGATGATGTAGTTCTTGAACTAGTTAAGGATAAACTCTTCACACCACAAGCATGATTACCTGCTTTGTAACTAACTGGGGAGTAACCATCGTTTTTGGATTATTGTTAACCGCATCAGAGTGGTTAGCAAAAACAAAAAAGTTTGAGGAGAATGGATTATTAGACTTAACAACTAGTTTTTTGAGAGTTGTTTTACGCAAAGGAGACAAAAAGTAACGTCTCCTTTTTTTATAAATACTATTAGCAAATTATTCAATACGGAAGAAAGACATGGCACTCTGGGGTAATAACGATGCCGTTGGTTCTGGTGGAACAGTATCATTAAACTATGCTACGTTAGTTGTAACTGGAACTGGTACAACCTTTGGTCAAACTGGCGCTGTACAAGAAGGTGATGTAATTAGATTTGGAACTCGTGGTGGTGGCGGAACCTATTTTGGTGATGCTGTCATTGTTGATATCGCTAGTACCACTCAGTTGACGATTGGATCGACTGCTGGTTTAAGTGGAGCTGCCATTTCAGGAGTTCAGTTTAAGGCAAGTCAACTTCCAAAATATACAACTTTAGACTCTCGTTTCAGTCAAGTTAATACTGATTACGATTCTATTGTTTATGGTATCTCAACCACAACAGTTGGATCCTATCAAGTAGATCACCAAGGTTGGGTTGGTGTTACTACATATATGGGAACTGAAGGTGAATTGAGAGTCAAAAAAGAAGTTCTTGTTGCAATGTCAGGTATCAATACTGCAACTAATGGACTTGCTGAAGCAATCATTTATCCAACTACTGAAGGTTGATTTGATTTAATATGATCTTCAATGAATTGAACGAGGATAACTTCCTCCTATTCGCTATTAAAAATTATGAAAATCCTCAAGCAGTCACAAAAGAGGACTTTGAAAAGGATTTAAATCACTTTAAATATATCAAAAGATTGTTGAAAAGATATAAGAATACAGGCGAACTCAAAACTCACCTTCTTCTTAATCATTTTATTATTCTTTATAATATATTTGGTGAGGCAACCACTCCAATGCTTTTCTTTAAGATAGAAAAAGATTTGTGGTCCGTAATGAAAACATTCGTTTTATTTTTGAATAAGTTGCCTGATTATCCCAAGTGTTATATTCATGATATACAGATTGATTCATCTTGTTTAGAAGAACTTAATAAGATCTACAATGGACCCCAAGAAACTTGATAGGATTATTTCAATAATTAGAGAGGAAATGATGACTGCAAATCCTCCAGGAGGATCTGGTGGTTTTGGTGAAACATCTCCAGCAGAGGGTCCTAGAGCAGGAATATCTCCATTAGTAAAATTTGACGGTAGAAGCAGAGTTGCAAAAAGACTTCCCCCTCCATATCGTGCGGATTTGATTAAAAAGAAAAAGAAATCAACCCCATAAGAGCAATGTTTAGTCAAGACTCCAAAATTAAAGTTGCTGTTCTTGAAGAAAGAGTTAGAATTCATGAAGAAATGGTTGAGCGCGTAGATGCTGCCATTCAAACTCTGAGTGAAACAAATCAAAATATTTGTAAAATGCTAGCAGTTCATGACGAAAGAATTTTTAACTGCACTAAAAGTGAGGAGGATATAAATGAAAAAATTGGAAAGATAGAGGGCAAGGTCGATGAGTTGTCTAAATTTAGGTGGATGGCAGCAGGAATAATTGCTCTTTCTTTGTTATGTCTTCCATTCGCCACAAATTTTATAACTTCTACATTCAATTCAGGCATAGAGCAAATAAAAAATAAATAGTTGAGTGTTGGCACTAGGTTGCCATGAAAACTAAAAAGAAACTGTCCGCATACTCCCTTCAAAAAATAACAAATTCTGTTATAAAATGGACAGGAATTATGACTTATTTTTGCCTTGACAAGGCACGATAGTCTGGTATAATAGATGTATCTTTAAGGTTTAATTATGGATTATGTTGATGTTAAATACATCAATTTGATATCTGCTCGGTTTCAAAAGTTTAAAAAAGTAAAGAATAATCTTTATAACTTTCGTTGTCCTATTTGTGGAGATTCCCAGAAGAATAGAAACAAAGCAAGAGGATACCTTTATCAAGTCAAGAATAATACAAACTATAAGTGTCATAACTGTGGAATCAATGTATCATTCAATAATTTCTTAAGGCAGATTGACCCAGTAATTCATAAACAATATACATTCGAAAAATTTAAAGAGGGGCATACTGGTCGCAACTTTACTGCTGATGAACCAGTATTTCATTTTGAAGCACCAAAATTTAAACCAAAGTTAGATTTACCAAAAGCATCAGAAAATCCTGATGCGACAGAGTATTTGGTAAACA